TCGCCGCTTGGCGCCAGGGTATAGCCGATACCAATACTCAAGGTTTAGAAATGGCGCAGGAAAAGAAAGCCGCGCCAGATTGGGAGCGCATTGAGGCTGACTACCGGGCCGGCGTTCTGTCGATCCGCGAAATAGCAGCCGCACAAGGTATTACCGACACCGCGATCCGCAAGCGTGCCAAGCGTGATGAATGGGTCCGCGATCTGGCTGAACGCATACAGGCTAAGGCTGACGCGCTGGTTCGCACCGCAGAGGTTCGCACACAGGTTCGCACAGAAAGCGCGATCTCCGAGCGCGAACTGATTGCCGGCAATGCCGAGACAGTGGCGACCGTAAAGCTGACGCAGCGCAGGGATATTTCCCGCGCGCGCACGCTTGCCATGTCGCTCCTTGGCGAGCTCGAAGCGCAGACTGTCGACATCGCGCTGTTCGAAGAGCTTGGAGAAATCCTCCGCTCGGAAGATGACAAAGGTCAGGACAAGCGCAATGACATCTATCAGAAGGTGATATCGAGCGCCGGCCGCATCGATGGCATGAAGAAGCTATCGGACACCATAAAGACACTGGTCGGCTTGGAACGCGAAGCCTACGGCATTGCTACTACTCCGCAAGAGGTCAACCTGAACGCTACGGTCAACAACAAGGGGCCGCGCGAACTGACCGACGAAGAACTGGCCGCCGAGCTTGCCAAGTATGGGATCGAACAATGAAAGGCTTGCCCTTCTAAAGGAAGCGCGGTTCCGGAAGTGCCGCAGTGACTTTCTGACGTACCGCCAAACTATCAACCCCAAGATGAAATGGGGATGGTGGCAGCGAGAGATTGCGAAAGAGCTTCAGCAGTTTTATGACGACCTGATTGCAGGAAAGCGTCCGAAGCTGGTCATTCAGGCGCCCCCGCAGCATGGCAAGTCGGTGCAGATCATCGACTTCATCTCGTGGATAGCTGGCAAGAATCCCGACTTCCGGACGATATACACGTCGTTCTCGGAGCGTCTCGGCATTCGCGCCAACCTCCGACTGCAGCGCCTCTATAGCAGTGAGGTGTACGCCGAGATATTCCCAGAAACGCTGATCAACAAGTCGAATGTCGTCACGGTATCCGGCCAGTTCCTGCGCAACCGAGAGATTATTGAGTATGTAGACCGGCAGGGCTTCTTTCGTAATACGACGGTGCGTGGATCGATTACTGGCGAGTCGCTAGACCTTGGCGTCATTGACGACCCGATCCGCGGCCGACAGGACGCCAATAGCGAGGCAATCCGGGATTCGGCGTGGGACTGGTTCACTGACGACTTCTTTACGCGTTTCAGCGAGGAAGCCGGACTGCTGGCGATTCTCACGCGCTGGCACATTGACGATCCGATCGGCCGTCTGATTGATCGCTATCCCGATGTCAAGGTTCTGAGCTATCCGGCTATTGCCGAGGAAGACGAGCCGCATCGCAAGAAAGGCGAAGCGCTTTTCCCGGAGCACAAGTCCATCGAGTTCCTGCGCGAGCGGGAAAAGATCATGGATAGCGGCAACTGGCTAGCCCTGTACCAGCAACGCCCTACCGCTGCTGAAGGCGAGTTGTTCAAGCCCGACCAGATCCAGGTTATCGACGCTTTGCCCTACGGTCATATCCAGTGGGTGCGCGGCTGGGACTTGGCGAGCACGACAGATGGTGACTTTACCGCGGGCGGCAAGCTCGGTCGGCTGCCTGATGGTCGCTTCGTCATTGGCGACATGGTGCGATTACGCGTTGGCCCCGATGAGCGCGACGCGGCGATGGTCAATACCGCTTCGCAGGATGGTGTGTCGACCAAGATCAGCATTCCGCAAGACCCTGGGCAGGCCGGCAAGACACAGGTTCTGTACCTGACGCGGGAACTCGTTGGCTACCCGGTCGATACCTCGCCTGAATCCGGCGACAAGGTTACTCGCGCTGAACCGTTCGCCTCGCAGGTGAACGTCGGCAACGTCGTGATGTTGCGCGGCAGTTGGAATAACGCACTGATAGACGAGATGCGCATGTTCCCCAACGGCAGTTTCGACGACCAGATTGATTCGCTCTCGCGCGCCTTCTCGCATCTGATTGGCGGCGGGCTGGGGCAATGGGCCAAGCTAGCAAGCTAATTCTCCCAACGGCATTCGAGCCACAAGCAAGGATTTACTCAGAATGTCGCGAAAGAGCAAACAGCCTAATCGGCAAGTTGCTGTGCCGGTGCGGACCAATGACTCGTTCGCGAACGCCCAGGCTCAACTCGGCTGGGGCACCAACAACCAGTCGTCGGCGTCGACGTACACGCTGACGTACCAGAGCCGCAACCGCATCCAACTGGAAGCGGCCTATCGCGGCTCCTGGATCGTTGCCAGCGCTGTCGATGCTATCCCGGAGGACATGACCCGGTGTGGTATCGAGATGTCCGGTCTCGACCCCGATGAGGTTACGTCGATCGAAAACGACATGACGAACCTAGGCATCTGGGATCGTCTGTGCGAAAACGGTAAGTGGGCGCGTCTGTATGGCGGCTCGCTCGCGGTGATGCTGATCGAGGGGCAAGACCTTTCGACGCCGTTGCGCCCGGAGACTGTCTCAAAAGGCCAGTTCAAGGGCTTGCTGATCCTTGACCGCTGGATGGTGTCGCCGCCAGTCGGCGAGGTAGTGACAGAATACGGCCCCGATATGGGTAAGCCGATGTTCTACAACGTCATTGCCGACTATGCCGCCATCCCGAAAGCCAAGATTCACTATAGTCGCGTGATCCGTATGGAAGGCGCGGATCTGCCCTTCTATCAGCGTGTTGCTGAGAATGGATGGGGCCTGTCGGTCCTCGAGCCGCTGTGGGATCGCCTGATTGCGTTTGATAGCGCATCAGTCGGCACTGGGCAACTGGTCTACAAAGCCCACCTTCGCGTGATGAAGGTCAAGGGATTGCGCGACATCATTGCTGCTGGCGGCCCGGCTCTTGCCGGTCTGCGGGCGCAAATCGAATTTACTCGTCTCGCGCAGACGAACGAGGGCATGACCGTTCTCGATGGCGAAGACGACTTCGACACGCACCAGTATTCGTTCTCTGGCCTGTCCGATGTACTGGTCCAGTTTGCACAGCAGTTGTCTGGTGCGACAGGCATTCCCTTGTCCCGCCTCTTTGGCCAATCGCCAAGCGGTCTCAGCGACACCGGCGAAGGTCCGCGGCGCCAATACCACGAGAAGGTGCATCAGCGGCAGGAAAAGGAACTTCGCACGCCGCTTCAGCGCCTGCTTGCGGTGATGAGCATGTCGACGCTCGGCAAGCCGATCGAGGATGGATTCCAGTTCACGTTTCGAACGCTGGATGATGCGCCGGAGAGCGAGAAGGCAGATATCGCGGTCAAGAAGGTAACCGCCGTCACTGGCGCGCTCGATGCTGGCCTGATCGATATTCCGACCGGCATGAAGGAGCTGAAGGCGTCCGCATCAGTTACGGGACTCTTCGGCAACATAGACGACGCCAAGATCGAGGAAGCCGAGAAGCAGGCAGAGAACGCCCCGCCACCCGGCGAGATGGACTTGCCTGATATGTCGAAGCTGACGGGCGATTCTGGCTCTGCGGTTTCGTGGCTCAAACGCTTGCGTAAGAAGAAATGATCCTCACCCTAGACCGCAAGCGAGAACGCAACCCGGTCAAGACGCGAGGCGCAGAGCTTCGGTATGGATCGCAACTGCGCAAGGTGGCGCAGCAAGTCGGATCAATCATCGCGCCCTACACCCCCGGCGACATGAGCCAGGTGCCGACGATCGAGCACTTGCTCAATGCCTACGCCGACATGCTCAAGGGCTGGGCGACGCAGACCGCAAGCAACATGCTGATGGACGTGGCGCTACGGGATGAGCAGACGTGGAAGATTCTTGCCAAAGACCTTTCGCGCGGTCTTCGCGAAGAGATCCGCAATGCGCCGACTGGTGTGGTGATGCGTCAGTTGCTGGCTGAGCAGGTTGATCTGATTCAGAGCCTGCCCCGCGAGGCGGCGCAACGCGTTCATCAGTTGACGCTGGCCGGCATCGAAGACTCGACACGCGCGAGTGAGATCGCCAAGGAGATCATGCGCTCTGGCGAGGTCACTGCTAGCCGGGCGCAATTGATCGCTACCACGGAAGTAAGTCGGACTGCCGCGACCCTTACCGAGGCGCGTGCCAAGTCTATCGAGTCCCCTGGATATTTTTGGGAAACGAGCCACGACGGGGCCGTCCGCTCTGATCACCGCGAACTCGACGGCAAGTTCTTCGCTTGGAACGACCCACCAATAGCAGATAAGCGGACCGGTGCCAGGGCGCACCCGGGATGTATATACCGGTGTCGTTGTTGGGCGCGCGTGGTGCTGCCGGATTGATTTGCTGTAAAATAGTTGTGCGCTTGGATAGGGGGCACCCGACAAGCCGGTTTGACCGCCGGTTTCCAAGCGTCCCAAATGGTCGCTCCTAGTCAGGGCACGCATGAAAACCAATCACCGGCGTGATGACCTATTGTCATTGCGCGCAGCAGGCCTGAAGCATTGCTACTCCTGCGATCAGGAAAAGCCATTCTCGGCATTCAGCAAAGACAAATCTCGAAGCGACGGGTTCCAGCCGCGCTGCAAGGCGTGCTATTCGCTTTATACAGCGAAACGCAAGGATGCTCCGATCGTCACCGATCGATACGTCGGCGGTCGGCAGATTTGCGATGTTTGCAGAGTCGACAAGCCGCTGAGCGAATACCAACCGTACAAGATCCCCAAGGGGACATACCGGGCGTCCTGCAACGATTGCTATGCAAAGCACCGGGCCGAATGGCTGGCTAAAGATAACGCTAGAAAGAAGGCGTGGAAGATTGAAAACCCTGAATGGTGCCTTGCCTACCATGCCGGTTGGGACCTAAAGAACCGGGGGCGGCGCAGGGAGTATGCGCACAAGTCATATCGCAAGCACCGCGACAAGATTCTGGTGAGAGTCAAGGTGCATAAGTTAGCGAATTACGATCAGCACATCTCTTTACGCCGAGCGCACTACGCAAAAAATCGCGACAAGCGACGGGCCGAAGCACGACTCTATTACGCGAACAATCGCGATAAAGAGCGGGCACGATACACCCGCTTCGTCGAAAATAATCGCGAAACGATGCGGGCTATCTGGAGCAATCGAAGGGCCAGAGAGAAAAACGCCGCAGGATCTTACACTGCTGCTGATATCAAGCGCCTGCATGCATTGCAACGTGGCCGTTGTGCGGCATGCTTCAAGCCTCTGCGCGGCCCTTATCACATCGATCATCGCGAAGCTTTGGCTCGTGGCGGCTCGAACGACTGGACCAACCTGCAATTGCTTCACCCTCGCTGCAATATGAAGAAGCACGCGAGAGATCCAATCGAATATATGCAGATGGAGCACGGTTTGTTGCTCTAACTGACCCACCTCTCAACGAGAAGCCCGCCCTGCGCGGGCTTTTTTATTGCCCATCGATATGTCCCATGACTGCCAGTGCAAGGCGTGCATGCGCCGACGTGCGCTCACGAAGGACGCGATCACTGCCAGCGGCATCCTGGCGTCAGAGCAGATCGGTCCGAAACAGTCGCTAACCCCGAACCAGTTTCTGCTCTGCCAGGACGTTCCGATCGCTCGCATTGGCGTTCAGGAATACGCCGCAATCGAACTGCCGAACATTGATGACAAAGACGGAATCGTCGAGGTTGAGCGCCGCGAAGAGGATGTTTTCGATCCTGAATCGATGGCCTCTTTCGAGGGCGTCCCGATCACCATCGAGCACCCTCGCGAGCCTGTAACCCCTGAGAACTGGGTTATCTACGCCAAGGGGACCGTGCACAACGTGCGGCGCGGCGAAGGGGAAATGAGCGATTTCCTCATTGCCGACCTTCTGGTGATGGACAAAGGTGCCATTCACGATGTGCAGACCAAGCGTCTCCGTGAGATCAGCAACGGTTACGACGCAATTTACGAACAGATCGCTCCCGGACGGGCTCGGCAAACAGAGATCGTCGGGAACCACGTGGCACTTTTAGCAGGCTCCGCGCGTTGCGGTGAGGCCTGTTCGGTGCAGGACTCCGCCTCACTCTTAGGAGAATCATCCATGGCGAGCAAGAAGAAGCCCTCGGCGCTGTTCGAAAGACTGCGCAAGGCTTTTATGACAAAAGACTCCGAGGGCTTTGAAAAGACGCTCGACGAGATGAACGAAGAGGATGCGGGCGGCGAAGGCCAGCACATCCATATCCACATGCCGGGCGCGGAGAAAGCGAACGTCGAAGAAACCAAGGACGACGAGTCCGAAGCCGATCCGATGGCCAAGTGCATCGCCGCCATTGAATCGGTTGCGCAATCGGTCGCCGCAATTGGCGAGCGCGTCGCGGCTCTCGAGTCCGGCAAGACGAACGATTCGGACGAAAAGACCGAAGAGAAGAAGGAAGAAACCAAGGACGACGATGGTGATGGCGACGGCGACGACGACATGACCGAAGACGAAGAGGAAAAGAAGGACGACAAGACC